TAGATCGGCTGTTTTGAGGAAACTACCGCCCCATAGGGATTTTTCAACCGTTTCAGGCTGATTCTGTACTATCTCGCCGAGATCGCCAGACTTTCGGAAAGCAGTGTCTTGCTCTACAAGTTCCACTCGCTTACCAAATTCATTGAATGTATTTGTTGCTGATGCAATATCTTTTGCAACTGCTTCAAATGACTCTTTTGCTACTTCAACATCTACCTTTGAAGACTTAAGCATTTCTACTTCTGCCTGCAATGATTTTACTGTTGATACTAGATCGCTAAAGGCTTGGTTAAGATCGACAGTGTTATCTGCATCTGCAGTAACTTCGTCTGACTTAGGAGCCATTGGCTTCTTTGCCTCAGCCTCTTCAGCAAGTGCAATTTCTTCATCAGTCATTGGCTTTGCAGCCTTTTCTGTTGATTCTTCTGCATCTTCTTCAGCATCATCTTTACCATGAGATGGCATTACTGCTTTCTCTGTATCAGACTTTGCTACTGCTTCTTCGACTGCTTCTGTTGCTTCCGCAACGGCAACTGCCTCTGGAGCGATCTCTACTGCTTCAACTGCAACTTCTGATTTCTCAACGATTTCTTCTGTTACGTTTTTTGTTGTTTTTGCCATAGGATTTGCCTCCTTGTTAATCTTAGAAGTATTAATGCCTTTAGCACTATCGACTAAGAACTTTATCATATTTAGTTTTTCGTTATCCGTTTTTTCAACGAAACCTATATTCACCATATCTTCACCTGATGTTGGACTAACTTCAGATTCATTCTCTGAAACCATTACAAGGCCTGATTCTTTATCATAAAAAACATTCTCTAAAACTGTTTCGTCAACTTTAATAACATCTACTCCGTCAACTTTTTCAACAGATACAATGTTTGCAAACTGATTAGCAGGGGAATCAACAAGACTCAACTCTACCAAATCATATTCTTTAATAACTCTAATTGACTTATCTGACTTCTCATCATAAGCATCATCCCACTTGTTCATTCTTCCGCCAATTGAAAATCCTGTATATGTTCCATCAATAACCTTTTCCCATGCATCTTGTGCTCCCTTTGAAATATAGGCAGACACAAAAACACCCTTATAAAACTTCTTTGATTCTGGATCAAAATACTTATCTTCTTTAAATGAAACCATCTTTCCTACTGCTGATGGTTGGTGCATTTCTCTGATGTTACCACGAAACTTTGCAAATGCATCCATAGATGCTTCTGCTGTTACAATATCATCTTGCTTATCAACGTTATCTAATGATGCAAAACCAGAAACAATTCGACGTTCTTTGTCAACCTTTGTTAGAGGCATAGATAGTCGTATGTTATCCCCATCTGAATTCCAATGGGCTTTGAAGATATTAGTCACAAGTATATTATAGAGCCTTTTTTTACGATATCTCAACTATTGAGATGCTCGTCCTTCACCTTTGGGATTTCTACCACTTACTGTAGCAGACCCATCGGATTGGTTGTTTAGTCTTTCTCCATCCCGTGCACGATCTGCGTTGTCATTTGCAGTATCTTGTGGCTTAGGTTGGAAAGGCTCGTTTCCTCCATCTCTTTGTGGTAAACCTAGAACTTCTCTTGCTTCATTAGGAACCATAATCTGTGTCTTAATGTATCGTTCTAAAATTTGAGATTGAGCGATTTCATCTGTAAGGGTAAGTTCATTAAACTTAAAATCAACAATGTCTGTCTTTTCACGAACTATCTTATTAATCATCTTTTCAAGATTACGTTGTGCTGGTCTTGCTACCTGCTCCTTGAAAGTTCTATCCTGTGCTAGGGCTGCAGCAATTGCTGCTGAATCTGATCCACCTAACTTTGAAAGAGGAACTTGGTGAGCAACAAGAATATCATCACGATTAGACTTGCGGTAGTCTCTAAATGATCCTTCTTGGATACCGTTTTCAATAGGCTCCATTTTAAATTCAACCTTGTTTGTGTCTGAGTCGGCTGGCAAAGGAATATATAATGTTCTGTGGTTTTGTCCTTTGAGTCCAGTCTGCAAGAATCTAAACATCTTGTCTTCTGCTTCTGGAGATAACTTTGCACCCTTAAGAGTTACTACATATCTTGGGACTGCTTTGTTGCTAAAGAAATCAATGTTGTATTGTGAAGCCAAAGCATCACCATAAAGAGCATTAATTGCAGAAAGAATATCTGGAACTCCATAGAATGTATTTAGAGGTGAGTATTCTTTAAAGTGAATAATCTCATTTGGTCTTGGGTCCGTTCCAAGTGGATTAGGATTCGTTGCTCCAAAGTTACGGAAGTATACAACCTTGTTTCCAATAACCTGTACGTAACCATCACGAAGTCTGCGAACACGCATAGTTGTTGATGGAATATGTCCAACATATCCAATGTCTCCTGTTACGGTTCTTCCAACTTCAAGGTAGGCATTACCAGTTGCCTGAAGATCAGTAAATACTTTTTCCATGCTTGATGTAAATGAATCATCATTATTTAAAGACTCTAGCCAATCACGAAGTTCAATCTTGGCTCTTTCAATTCTTTTTCTTGCAGCCTCTGCTGCTTTTGCTTCAGATCCCTCTAACTTAAGCATAGTTCTTGCTGCTATCTTGAAATCGTATCCAAGTCCTACAATGTTTTCTACCTTGGCGTCAATGGCTGCATGGTTTGCAAATGATGTGTCGTAGTAGTTTGCTAATTCGTACAAGTTCCATGGTGGTGTAATTACATCAAACAGGCCATAGCCATTACGATAAATTAATCCTGGGTTAATCTCTTTAGATGCTGTTCCATTAATACCAGTGTTTACTGCACGAGCAGAGTCAATGTATCCTTGAGATGCATCTACTTTTCCCATCTCTATGGATTCAGATTTAACTACCCTGGAGGTTCTGCGTTTAAAGTTGTTGTCTAGTCCAGATAAATCTTTTAGTTCATCCCAAGTTTTGTTGAATGGATCTTGTGCTTGAAAGACATTTATTTCTTCTGGAGTGTCATCCATTTTAATTCTAACATACTCTTGTCTATCTTCTGACATTAGTCATCACTTCCATATTTTGCAATAGTATCTTTGGCTGCCTGTACTGCACCAAGATCGTTCATAGAAGGAATAAGGCCTTCTGACAGTCTTTGTTTTTGTTCAGAATATTCTTCTTCTGAAATTCTTGTAAGTCCTGGGACGAAGACGCACTCGCCATCTCCTTCATCTCCAAAGTGTCTTGCTGCCTCTTTTAGTTTTGATATCTGAAGAATGTCTCCCCGCATTGATTCAATATTTAATACTGAGCCTGTGCCGTCTGTAAACCATTTTCCATTAGACTTTTTGTAAACATAAAGACCCCATTCGTAGTGCTTTTCAATAACTTTTACGCGGGAGTCTCCCACTTGCCCTTTCATTCTGGGCGCTTGCTTACGCTTTTTGGTTGGTTTTTCCATATTCATATACACAAGTATACCATATTAAACGGCGGTGTTAGTGCTTTGTGTCCAAGTGACTTGGCTATAAAGACTATACTTGTAGTCTTTTAATCTTAAAATCTTTTCACTATCAACAATTATTTTATTTGTTCCTGTGTAACTCTTATAGATTGTAGACGGGTTGACTCCTCCAGGGCTTGTTGATGATCTAATAAGTACCCCACGCCACAAGATACCTTCTGGTGCCCAGAAAGCCCACTCAATAGGACTGTTTGGGCCAGTCTTTACGTTAAACCATGGCCTAGTTATAATCCTTTGATTTTCTATAAGGTTTGTGGATTTATAATATGAAATTGTGTTAAAGGTTATTGGACCATTAATCCTAAGAGATCCGACCATATTTTTAAAATCAAGTAGGACTGGGAAATAGACACCAAGGAATCCCCACTCCTTTACTGTCAGAGTTGGCTCTTTTACTAACTTTCCGTTCCAGTAAAACGCTATACCGTCTTCTAGTTGTCCGCTTCGAGCATTTATAGCATAAATCTTTGCCCTCTTTCCATCTGGGCCATTTGCAACAATAAAAAACTTAATGTGTGCACTTTCTGATTCAATCTCAAAAATCTCTGTAGGAGCATACGGGAAAAAGTCTTGATCAAACCTTATTGCACTTTGCATTGCCATAATTTTATAATCTGAAGAGACATTCTCATTTATTGGAATTGAAAGGCCCCTACTAATTAAAGGATCGTATGTTCCTTTTAACTCTATCCCGCTAGTTCTTGTCAAATATAGATATGGGGAACTCCCCTTGTAAATTGTAAAAGGGTTTTTAGACTTATAATCAAAATAGTCTCCAGCCATTGTGTATGGATATAAAGAGTTTCCAAACCTAGTCCCAATTGGATTTGGGGATGACTCATTAAATGATTGAGACGCATACTCAAGGCTTTTAATTGAGACTTTATTTCTTAAGATTCCAGGAACTAAAAACTCAAGGTGAGTAACGATGGCCAAATCTTTTGTATCTGCTGTAGAGGGTGGATAGATAATCATATTATTTATAACCTCATATTTTGTATTCATCCAGTTATTCCCTGGATTAACGACTCCTTCTTTTGGTGGAAGTTCTTTATTAATAAAATACCCATCTACCGCATTTGCCCCTGACTCAATATACTGAAATGTAACATAAGACCTAACCAAAGAAAAAGATGTATTATATTTATAGTTTTTGGTTGATTTATTCTTTAAGTCAGAGTAGTCCATATAACCAGTAAAAAGTTGATTGTCTAGTGAATCATAAGTTCTTTGAATTGGGTTTGAGTAATCATTCTGAAGTTCTGCGTATGTCCAAGAGCCAGTTTGCTCTTCTTCTAAAAACTTTGATGGAGAAGGATAGTTGATGTTAAACTGAATAAAGTCTAAATCATAATAGTCATCGCCACGAGCATCTTTTACATATTGAGAAAAATAAGTAAGTGGGACATAATCTTCCCAAGAGCAACTAACATCTATGTCTAATGAGTATTCCTCAAAATAAACCTTTGGCCTTAGTGTATAACTTGCTGTGTGATCTTTAAATTTAAATGTTGAGTAAGACCCTGGGTTTCCTCCGTCAAGGTAGTAGTCCCAGAACTGTGAAGATCCGACTCTCTGAAGTTCGTTCTCTGAGTTATAGTACCACCCCTCTGTTCCAAAATAAGAGTTTCCTCCATCATGATTTACTGAATTTGTATAGTTGTTAAAAAGGTTTTCGTAGTCTTTTGAAGTTCCGATTTCGTTAAAAAGATCTTGTATCTTTGAGTGATTTGACTCGTTACAGAATCCAATGTTATAGATGTTACCACTAAAAGTATTTGAAAGATTGCTTTTTCCACCAACATATAGTTCTAGGCTGTTAAAGTTTGCTAAAAAAGATTCTACGTCTCCGCCAAAATTAGCAGAGAACAAGTCTAGATCCATAGCAACAGAAAAAGGTTCTCCAGGATAAACATTGTATGAAGAATGAATCACTGACTCTTGTCCATTATAGTTTAAAACATAGTTGATAGTTGTATTATTAAGAACAATAGATAAAGTATTTGTTGTAACACCTGACTTTATTAAAAATAATACTTCGTCACTTGTTGACAAACTTTTTACTTTAAATGTTCCATAAAAAGATCTTACCTTTTCACGCAACATATTTAAATTACTGAATAACAAGTATCCATGTTGCTGTGCCCATGTGGTAGATGGCCTAAAAGAAAAGAACAAATCATTTTCTTGTTGCACAAGATCGTTATCTGCATATATAGATACGGTGTCTGAATTAGATAAGTATATTTCTGGCAATTCATAGTCTGGTGTAGATAGAACATTGTTAGCAGCAGATAGATTGTTTAGTTTACCCTGTTGCCATTTGCCAATATTTGGATAAGAATAATTGTTTGTATAGTCTGCAAAGGGATAATCTATATATATAGAAGATCCGCTATACGCTTGATTAATACCTTCTGGAAATTCTACACCCTGACCATAAACAAACCTTCTTTTTGCTACGATAGAAGGAACTTCATATGTATATATTGCAACACAATCAATCTCTATTGGTGCAACATTTTCCCAGGCATAAAAACCTACCCAGTCTTGATTTTTACCATTATTTAATTTGTAGGGAAGGTCAAGGTCAGAAGTTGTATAGGAAAGAGATATTACGGACTCTCCATTTATTAACAAATTTGCAGAATCATTTTTTATTACTAAGTCTACTAGCATTGGTCTAGTCCATTCACCAATAAAATATGAACCAGATGTGTTACCAATTTTTAACTTTAGAAATGGACCATCAACATATATTCCATCGGATGAACCTATGGGGCCAACAATTCTTAGTGGTACTAGAGTAGCGTCTGAGTTTATTCTTATCCAAAACTCAAGAGTGTAACTATTGTATTGACCTTCTTTATTTAAAAATCCTAGTCCTGGAATTATCAATGAAGGATAAAATGGATCTGGGTTGGGAGATAAGACTGTTACATTAGAAGCACCATAAACCATGGGGATCCCGCTATTTTTTGCCAGTAAAAAGTTGTTGTTAATAATATAGTATCCAGGATTTTCCTGTAATCCGTAAGACTTTGCTTCAATCGAAAACGTTGTTGGGGATTCAATGGCGATTGATGAAGGAAGTAATGTTTTTGTTGATCCTAGAGAGGTTGCACAAAATTCTTCTGACCATTGTCCCAATGTAATTCCGTTTGTAAAAAATACATAATCTTCCTCTACCTCAGATCCTGCACGATAATTTATCTTTATAACTATACTCATTTCAGAGTCTTCTAGTGGAACTTGAAAAGTTTCTGAAA